GCGTCAACCCATCATGGTCGAATTGGATGTCCATCGCCTCACCTGTCAGGTGGCGCGATGTAGCCGTGCCGCCGACGCTGGAGTTATGGTTCTCGCAACGGAACCCGCTATTGATCGTTATGCGGCGATTCAAGACGCCGCGAATATGCGTCCATACGCGCAACATGGGCAGCGTGATGACGCCGCGCCCGCACCCGCACCGGCACACTATCTCGCCATATCGCAGATTCGGAGCGATGGTCAACGCCAGATGATCGATCATCGTTTCCCCCCATCGCGCACCGAAAACCATGAGACGACGATGGCGACGGCCACGCTGAAAAGACAGATGGCGATGACGGTCTTGAAAAGCGCGGTGAACACAGGGCTACCTCCCGATGATTCGCGGGGGCGATGGAATCGTCTTAGGAGATTTTTTTGCCCGTGCGGCTTTGTGGCACAGGCCAATGCCGAACGCGCCAAGCCCGGCGACAATCAACCCCTGCGCGTAGGGCGCGAGGACGGCCGCCGGCGGGAACTTTGCAACCCCGACGTGAATCCCAACTCCGATCCCAATCTGAATCAGCCCCACAGCGGTTTTCCCGAAGTTGGTCCATTCCATTTTCATGGTTCATTCTCCTTTCACTATTCCATCAGACGGACAATCGCATTCACCGATCCACGCCGAGTCAAGCTCGGATGAGATCAAACACCCGCAATCGCACGGGCGCGAATCGTCGGCGACAAGGAGAAGCACCTGTTTGATCGTTGCCAGAAGCAGCATGGCAAGCAAAATGGCAAAGATCACGGCTGCCCCCGTCTCCATCATCGCCGAAAATACGCCCGCGAGCAAACGCATCATTCAAACTCCCAAAGCAGAATCATACCCGACCCGCCGTTGCCGCCCGCCCGGTTGACGCCGGAGGCGGTCATCGCCCCCGAACCCCCGCCGCCATACCGACCGCCGTTGTTGCCCGTTGCCGCCGCAACCAATCCCTGGCCGCCGCCGCCATACGGCCCTTCGCCGCCGTTGCCCGACGCCGCAACCGTCGAGGATAGCCGGATTCCGCGCTGGCCGTTCCCGCCGCGAGAATTGAAATCGCCGTTGGTCGCCAACGCGCCGCCCGCGCCGCCGCGAGCAAAGGCAACCGCCGTTCCCGCGGCCATCCCCGTTCCGCCGCTTCCGCCGGGAGCGGTATAGGTGGTCGCCCCAATGGTCATGGTGGTATTGCCGCCAGCCGACCCGTCGTTGGCTCCGGCGGAACCGCCATTGCCCGCCGTCCCCAGGCTGATGGTATAGGCGGTTGAGGATGCGACGGCGACAAAGATTGAGAGCCATGCACCGGAACCGCCGCCCCCGGCGGCAGCCGATTGGTTCGCCGCGCCGGAAACGCCGCCCCCTCCGCCTCCCGCGCCGATCAACTGCGCCACGATGAACTTGGTCGTTGATCCGGTCGTGAAACTGGTTCCCGACGATAGTTCGCGCGACACAATCAACCGCCCCGGAACCGTCGCCCATGAAGCGTCTCCGCGCAACCACTGCCGGGTATCGTTGGGGGCCTTGGGCGCGAACCCGTGGGCGGAAGTGGAAACATTTTTCGTTGTAACGTCTGAAATGTTCAGCCGCCCCTCGGCGATGGTGTTGTCGGCGAAGGCTTCAGGTGCCAGCGTTCCAAACCCCAACACATGGCCGGACTCCCTCAATACCGCCCCGCTGGCCGCTGTCGCCGATATATCGGCTGGATCGCCCGCAGAATTGGCCGACCGCCCGATCACCGACAACGCGCCGCTGTTTCTCAACTGGTTGTTGTCCACGCTGTCGTTGGCGAGCGTGATATTGGCGGTTCCATCGAAAGAGGTTCCGTTGATCGTCCGGGCGGTTTGCAGAGCGGTTGCCGTTGCCGCATTGCCGGGGATGTTGGTTTGATCCCCGGTGTTTGTCCCGCTAACTGTGGCGTCCCCGGCGATGGTGAGGGCGCGGTCGGCGTTATTAACTTTTATGTCAAGCCTTCGGGTCTCTGTAAGGTCCTCCGTGGTTAGGATTTTAATGATCTTATCCCCCAACCCCTCTTGTTCGCTCATTGCGAACCCGACAGCCGTAACAAAATCGCCGGTGCTTCTTACATCTATATTGCCGCCGGTGATAGCTACGGCGTCAGCATCTTGCGCCGCCAGCGTTCCCGCGTCGGTAATATCCACGAGCACATGGGTGTGGGCCGCCGGAGTCTGGGGATCCGCCAGAAGGCCCGACAGTCCGGCCACATTGATTTCATCATCCCCGCCGTTCTCATGCGTTTCCGCGTGTGGCTCAAGCGTCGCTGGCGGACCATCAGCCCATTTAATTCCCGCCGGAGCCGTTGCATCGGCGACAATCGTCTGCCCGTCAAGGCCAACCGGAAGTCGAATCGTTGCGCTGCCGTTGTGGGTCAATACGTCGCCCTTGGACGTAAGAATCGAACCGCCCTGAAATATCTGCTGGGCGGAGAATGTTATCGGATTCACCGAAATGCATACCTTGAGAACCGGCGATCCGGTTGAGGTGTCAACCCAAAGATCATTGACGCTGGGATTCGTCGGCGCGTCGTTGCCGATCCAGATGAAAGAGCGCTTGAGAATCGAACCGCTCATGCGACGGCCTTTACGCGGGCCATCTCGGCGATGACCCACCAATCCACGTTGTTGTCCGTTGCGCCCTTGACGCGCACCTCAACGTCTGTGCCTGAAATGTTGAAGTCTGCGTCCCAACCGGCTTGGTCCTCTGCACTATGGATCACCGTTGTTGTTGCCACCTGGGTCACGACGCCGGATGAATTCTTGAACGTTCCGGCGATGACATATCCGGCCGAATCATCGGCCGCACCGGCCGCGCCGCCGGTCCGATGGCCTTGAATCTGCGCAAGGATATTGTAGCAGTAGCCCGATTCGGTCAGCTCCAGAGTCAATGCCTTCGTGAAATTCGCATCCGTAGTTTGCGCCCCATCATGGATCGCAATTCGATCCCTTGGGCTACCGCCGAGAATGGCCGATGGACCGATGGCCAACGCTCTTTCACCCTCGTTTCCGCCGAGAAATGCCGAATCAAACTGAACGTCCGCATCGGTGTGAATGTCTTGAGGCGTTGAAAGCGTGATCGAACCCGCGCCCGGCGTGACGATGATTTGATTGGCCGTGCCGGTGATGCTGCCCGGTTTGGGTTGATCGCCGGAATCCCCGATGATGATTTCACCGTCGGCCAGGATACCCGGCCATGAGGCGATCACCCGCCAGTTCGCGCCGTCGGAAATGAAAAGCACCCCTTCGTTGTGGCGGCGTAGAACCCAGGAACTTTCGCCCGCGATCAATTCCGTGCCATCCGGATCGACGGTGACGGTATTGGCGGAGGAATCCAATTTGATGACGGCGAATGACGTGCCATTGATGCCCACGGCGGAGACAACATCCACGACGGCATTGCCACCGCTTGCGTCAATGCCGAGCGCGTAGTCCTCGACCGTCAGCGCCGCGTTGCCGGCCTCGGCCCGCCATGCCGAGCGCCCGGCAATCGGCGTCCAATTCGCGCCGTTGAATACGTAGAACTGGTTGTTGAAGTCGTCCCACCATAGTTGCCCCTCAACCGGCGCCGGATCCGTCGGCGGCGTATTGCCGGAGAAGGAGGATCGCAGGGATTCAATTGAATCCGACACGTCCGAGATTTGCGGTGAGAGCGCCTTATCGGCGTCAAGCGGCCCGTGATAATCCTGGCTCATTGCGTTGTCTCCTTATGCCCTATGCAGTTTAAGCGCCATTTTTTCAACCAGAACCTTGGCCGGCAAATCCTCCGTGGCGTCGGCCACGATTTCAGCCAGATTGCCGCGAAAGCGGAGCCTGAAATATCTCGCGTTCACCGTTATATCCGTATTCGCCCGGTCGTGATAGTTGACTTGAAACCAGTCAACGGCGTTGGCGCTGTGCTCCAACCAGGCGGACCAGTTGAGATAATCGAAGTTGATGCGTCCGGTGAACCCGATATGCCTCATGCCGCTGAAGAGCTCCGTTTCGGATACCGCCGCCACAATGTAGGGCAGGACGTTGACCTCCATCGAGACGTGCGTGAGCGCAGATGTTCCCAGGTCAATCGGCTCGGACAGATACTCCACCGGCAATTCATCAAGGACTTGCAACAATGCCGCGCCGCCGTACCAGTGAACCCATATTCCATTGTTGACCGCCGCGCCGTCTTCCGGTTCCGCCTCCTGCGATCCGACCTCGGAAGGATACCCGCTCAATTCCTCAAGCGGCGCGAGAACGAAGGAATTGCGCGGCGAATAATAGCGGTTCCCGGACGGGGCGTCAATGAAAGCCCGCACGTTATACCGCCGCGCGAGTTGATTGAGCCGGACACCCTTGCTCGTTGCCGCGCCGGTGTGTAGGGAAACACCGTCATTGAATCGCCCAAGCCGGACCTCATAGCCGTCAATGGCCAGCGGATTGCCCTCATCATCAAGCGTCACGGCGTCCCAAGACAGATCGTAAAGCGTGTCATCAACCTGGGTGAACTGAATGTTTTCCACGTGCGCCGGAAACGAGATTAAATCCGTGCCGTCGTCTTCGCGCCGCAGAACCAGGTCGAAGAACGGGGCCTGGCCCGCCTGATCGTTCGGCAGATTGCGCGAGCCGTCCAGGTTGATCGTCTGAACCGCCGTTCGGATGGTCACGCCCATCGCGGCGTCGGTTTCAAACTCAAAGCTCAACGTGTCCGCATCCGGCGTTTCGCCGACCTTCACGTAGAATCCCCCCTGGCCGATGGGTTCATCGTTCAGTCTCCAATAGACTGCGTATCGGGCGACGTTCGGATCATCGCCGCCGCCATCCTGCGGCCGCGTCCATGAGGCGGTGAGCGTGCTGATCCCATCTGTCGTTGAGGTTTCAACGACGGCGAGATTTTCCACGGGATTGGCCGTATTCAATTCGCCCGCGTCAAAGGTGGTGTCCGGCAGTGGCCCGCTGTCGTCGCTATACACATCATCAACGTATTGCAGGGCTTCGATTTTTCGCACAAGACCGTTATTGGTCGACGTGATTTTTGTGCATAGAAACTTTTGTCCGAGCGTCAACTTGCGCCCGATGATCCAAAGCCGCGATTGCGCGTCCGTCGCGCCGTGAAGCGGTTGAAATGGCAGCGTGTCCGTTGAGCCGGTATGCGTAAAATCCTTGAACAGGAGGGAATCATCGGCGTTATTCCGCTCGGCGTATCGGTAGATGACGCCGGATTCAAAGGTCAAGCTCCTGTCCAGAACGGCAAAATCATCGGGCGCACCGGTTGTCCCGGCCAATCTGCCGGACTCCGAAAAGTCCGGAACGTCGTGAGAAAAAAGAAATACGTCGCCCGGTTCAACGGCAATGGAATCAACGGCCACATCAAACGTGAGTTGCTTGAGCGTGTTGCGCTCAACGCGCAAAAAATAAAACGCCAGTCGCTTGGCGTGCGTCGGACGGGTAATGCCATAGACCGAAATGCTTGATTTCCTCACCTCGGCGCCAAGCTCGTCAATGTCCGGCGTCTCCGCAACGATAATGTCTTGTTCGTAATTGATATATTGATTCAGGAATGCCGCCTCAATAACATTATATCGCTCGGCAGGATTGATGCGGGTTAAAGCGTAGGAATTGCGGATGATATTGCCCATTGTAAAGAGCTGCAAGGCCGGTTTAACCTTCTCGATCTTGGCCTTGATCGTGTTCCCCTGTTTCAGCAAGGCAACCCTGGATGTTGCCGTGACGCTCAAGACGGCTTCCCATCCTGGTCGGGCCGAATCAAATACGCCATCAAATCTATAGCGACGCTCAAGGCCGCGATTGACAACTATGGCTTGAGCGGAGCCATCGCCCAGCGGCGCATCAACGCGGAGCAAGGTATTGGAAACAATGCTTTCGACGGTGGCGTAGGCGGCCGGATCTGAATCCAAGGCTATGGCCTCGCCGACTTTGACCTCGGAAAGAAAGATGGTCCCGATGCCGGTTATGTTCCGGGTTGCGTTCGCATTGGTGGTTCCCGTCAACGCATAATCAGCAACGTCCGCGCCGGTGAACTTTGGAATGAAAGCGTCGGCCTCTTGCGCCCATTCATAGAAGCTCTCCGTATCGGGATCGATGTCTTCAACGAGATTGCCCAACCCGTAGCGTCTCGATACCAACATATCGCGCGCGATCCAAGCCGGATTGCTGGAGAATTGATTATTGAATATCGCCCCGTCCCACACGTCAATGGTCCTGCCCTTCATCAATGTCAGGACGGTCGGCGGTGTTCCTGAAAGCTGATCCGTCGCCCGCACCTTAAGGCCGATCAGTGCGAGGTGTGGATAGGAAAGAGCCGGATAAAGAACCTCCTTGACGGAAATGAGCGCGGTAAGATCGCTGTGCGTTGTTTTTTTTCTCCAAGATTCCTTGTCCGTGCGCCAGAATTGAACCTTCACGCGCTGCGGCGCGCCGCTCCCGGTAAACGAAAACCAGTCTAGATCAGCGCGGAAGGTTGCGTAAAGCGGCGCGCCCCGATGATTCGCCTTCGTCTTGAAATGCTGATTGAAAAGAACCGTTCCATCCAGGGTCGTAATACGCAGTTGTGTTTCAAAGGATATGGCCCTGCTTTTGCCCGTGGTTTTGCTGATGCGGAAAAGACCGTTCGGGCACTGGGTGTCAATTTCAATGCCGTTGACCGGATCGCGCGTAATCCATTCAAAAATGCTTCCATTGGTCGTTGTCGGAAGAAATGGCTGCTTATCATTGGCCGTATTCGACAGATAGAACTCATGACCGTATTCGACCAGCGTTTCCTCAAAACCGGGCATCGTTGTCTGACTGTCGGTTCCCATTCTCAGCGAGAGGCTTGCGTCCTTAAACTTTGACGCTTCAATGTTGTTAATCAGCATTCCCGACGGCATGGCTGATCCTGTCAATCCGTCCTGATCCGTGGTATATTCATTTTCGCCGATGCCGACGGAGTAGATCGGACCCTCCGACAAGGCGATCAGCATGGTCAGCTCCTGCGAGAATTTGTGCGCGCCGGTTGCGATGGCTCGGCGGTATCCCATGATGATCTGGCCGCCGACGAGATGTTCACCGTAAACAACGGGAATCGATGCGCCATTGCTCGCCTGATTTTGAAGCCGGTCGAATCCATACGTCGGCGAAGCGCGGCGACCGGAAAATGTTGGAACCGAGCTTCCAGACGGCGCGAGAAAATAAAGAATGTTGGCAATCCCGGCCTGAAGGCCGGCCATGATGGAAATACTAATGAAGGTCCAGGCGGTAATTGCGCCGATGGAATATAGCCCTCCGGCGGCGGCAATCGTGATAACAGCAATGGCCGTTGATATTGGATCGGAATCCACGCAGACAAACGTTAGACAGGAACCGTCGTTTGGAATGAGATATTCCCATTGATCTTTGTCAACGCGCTTCCCGTTGACGATGCAATACGATGCTTCTGTCGGCGCCAACTCTTTGAGCGTTGCGCCCGTCCATTCAACCTCGCGCGCCGGGCCGGTCTCATGGTTGGCAATCGTGTTATTGATATGTCGAATGAGGATCATGGTTCAGCCATCAATGCCCTCGACCGATAGAACTCAAGCGCGGGAAATAATTCATATCGAACCATGACCGTCCCGCGCAGTCGGTCTGCGTGAAGCGCGTAGCGGCCAAGGGCAACAGCAAGATGCCGCGCCCCAATGCGGACAATGTCGCCGGGCAACGGCGCGGCCACGCGCTCAAATTGCGCTGCGAACGGCGCGTTTAGCAATACGTCGGTGTCGTCGCTTAAAGGATCTGGAATGACAATGCCGAAAGCGCGACGATAAAACTCAAGAATGACACCCACGCAATCCATGCCGTCCATGCTGCGACCCAATTCGGAATATGGAATTCCAAGCATGGATTCCGAGACTTCGTAGAGCTTGGTCAATTCTCGCATGGATCACGCCCTCGGTATCCCAGGAAACCCGCCGTATCGGCGCGGATGAACCGCCGAATCCGCCCCGTGCGCCTCGCAACCGTTGCCCCCGCGCAGCGTCTTATCGCACGTCGCCAGCGCGCCAGCGTACTGACAGAGGCTTGCTTTATACATCCATCGGCAGCGCGAGCGGAAGAACCGCGCCGCCGGAAAGACAAACCGAAATAGGTTCTCATTGCCAAGCGTGAACGTCGCCGCCTGCTCCGTTTCTGATTGATTTTGAATCCGAAACGTCTCCCGATACGCAATGGCCGGAACGCCGGAGATTTTGCACACCAATGCGAGGATCACAATGCGCCCAATAAATCCGCGATTGACCTCCATCATCCTGCTCATCTCGCCGCTTATGTTGCTCACGGCTATCGTGAGACTGGACAGATTCCCGTCGCCCTCCTCTCGCTTGTCGCCAATGAGAAACGGAAATGGCCGCCATTCCCTGTCGGTTCCGCCGCTGTCGGCAAAGATAACGGGCGCGTTGTCGGAACAAAGATAAATCCGCTCGGCCTCATTGACGCGCAACTCCAGAAGCCACACCCACGGGTTGGTTGAGGCGAGCCTATTTTTTTCGGCTATGATGTCGTTCGATAGCTGTCTCATGGCAACGTCTCGATGATGATGGCTCTGATGCGATGCGCCCCGCCGGACTCGCTCAAAGTCTCGATTTCCGGCTCGCGCGCAATCACGAACTTTTTCGCCGACGCGAATCCAGGCGGCGTCCACACGAAGGCCGCGTCATAATGCGCCCGAAGAAAATCAACGAGCGTGTCTCGGTCCGCCGAATCCAGCGTGCTCCACGTCAACTCAAAAGCGCTCCGCGTGGTGGAAGCAATGGCAATCCCCAACTCATACCCGGCTTCGGTTCTCGGCGTCAAACTCGGCCATTGAACTTCACGATGCACGACAAAATCCGGCTCTATCGAGCCACCCGGCCAGGCATTCGGTTCCGGCAGCGGATCGGAGCCATCCGGTTCGCCGGCCAAAACAGTCTCTTCAAAATCCGACGTTGGGTCAACGCCGTCCCGGTAGAATATGGAAATCTGATCGATGGCGCCAAGCGACGCGCCCGATTCTTTGACCAGCAAAATGCCGAAAACCAGCGTGAAAATATCCGATGGATCAGGCCATTCACGCGCCGCCTCGATCACCTCAACGGGCATGGCAATATCAGCTATTTCCTGAAGACTCATGCCCGCCAGATCCAGGCGCTCCCAACCCGCCGGGGTATATCGATTGAAGCTCGATCCGCCGTCAAAACTCACCAGAAAGCGATGATAATAGAGCGCTCCGCCCGCCGACGCCGTCTCCGTCACATCAATTTCAACGCGATGGACGTTGCTCCAAGATGCGGCCTGCGTGTCAATGCCAGGCGCGACGATGGAATACGCGCCGGCTGCGGCGGCCGCCTTGATCCGCGCAATGCCGCCAACGAACTCCACGTTCCCAGCATCGTACGTGTATCCGGCATCGGAATTGAAATCGATGCTTGTGTCAACGGCCAGCGCCATCAGATCGACCTCGCCGCCTGACGCATCTGGATATTCTGGGCGAAGGCCTGTTTGACCGCGCCGGTGATGACGTTCTGCGATTCCGGTTGTGAAATCAACTGCGCCACACTGCGCGCATCGACAGCGTTGATGACCAGATTGACCGTCGCCTCGCGCGTTTCCATGACAGGCGTGGCGGCCGCCGCCGCTTCCAAACCCCCGGCATCGCCGCGCATCTTAGGCGCTGATCCCGGCGCCGGAGCCAAGGCGCTTTTGCCGAAGGACATTGAGGAAAGCGCGCCGGTGCCCGTCGCCGCTCCGGCGTTGGCCGTCTTGGCTCCGCCGAAGAATCCACCGCCGAATCCTAGAAGCGATTGGACCGCAGCCAGAGCCAATTCCTGGGCGATCAGGTCAAGAATCCGCGCGATCATATCTTGAGCGAACCGCCGAAACGCCTCCTTGGCCGAAACGCTGCCATCAATCAGTTGCCGGAACAGTCCGGCAAAGGATTGCGTCAGTATGCCGATGCTGTTGCTCATTATCCGCCGTCCGCGCTCGATTTCCGTATTGGCCTTTGCGAATTCATCAACGGCCTGCCGGGCGCCGTCGGCAAAGGAGGCGGCTTGGGCGCGATGAATATCTTCGATCTTCCTCGCTGTTTCATCCTCAATGGCCATCCGCGCCGCCTGAAATTGCTCCAGTGAAATCAACTTGTCATCCTGGAGTTTTTGCCACGCGGCCAATTCCTGATCGGCCAAGGCGCGGATGGCCGCGATGGTTTCCGGTCCGGCAATATCAGGCGCAATCGAGGCCAGCGACGCAAGGGCATCCCTCCGACGCCGATTATTTTCCTCGTCTATCTTGGCCATCTCGTCATAAAACTTTTGAACGCTGTCTTTGATCTCGGCCCGCAATTTGATCTCCGCCTCGGCGGCCTTGCGGTTCAACTCCTCGATCTTTTGGTTTCTCTGCGCGGTAAAGGCGGAGACAATATCGCTCAATTCCTGATGAGTCAAAACGCCAAGGGATTTTAGACGCTCAGCCGAGGCGATTTCTTCGGCCAAAAGTCGCCGATTGCCCTCCACCGTCAGTTCTAATTGCCGCGTGCGGAAGGCCGCCGCGTCCTGGATCATCTTGTCCGCCGCCTGTCGATTGGCCTCGGCGACGCGCTTGGCGGCTTCCTCGGCGTCCTTCATGCCTTTAAGATAGTCGGCAAAACTTTGTCCGGCCTTGACGGCGGCATCGGCCTGCCCGGCAATGCTCTTGGCGGCGGCATCCGAACCGGAAGACAATCCGCGATTGATGTCGGCGGCCGATTGCTCAAGGTTTTGAAGGCGCGTCATCAAATCCGCAAGGGCGCCGACATCTTTATCGATTTGTTCGCTGTCAAATGGCTGAATATCAAGGCCGACGAATTTCCCAAGCTGCGAAAGCCAATTGATCGAATCCCTGAATCCAATCGACACCGAGCGAACCGCAATATCCCATGAGAGGAAGGCGCTCGCCAGCTTGCCAACCCACGCAATCAACGTCGGTCCCAACGCCGTGGCCATCTCGTTGCGCACGCCGACCCAGACCTCTTTCATTCTCCGAAACGCATCCGCCACGGCGTCGGCTTGATCGGCCATTGCTTTCGTCACCGGATTCAAGCGCTGCTGCTCGGCGATCAACGCCTCGATGCCGGCCCGGCCTTGCGAGAGAAATGGAATCAGTTCCTGATATGAACGGCCCAAAAGCTGCTGGGCAATCGCGTTGCGATCCGTTCCCGATCCAAGTTTATCCAGAGCATCAAAAGTCCTTAGAAGCGCTTCATCCAGCGGCACGGCGGCCAATTCGGCCGCACTCAAACCGAGGAACTTGAACGCTGCCGATAGTTCTGCGCTGCCCTGCTGCGCCTCAACAATGGCCCGCGATAGGCCGCGAATGGCAATTTGGATGGAACCCAGGTCGGCCCCGCCGATTTCAGCGGCGAATCGGAATCCGGCCAACTTGCCCACCTCGATGCCTGTGATCATCGCTTGATCACGCAGGCGATCAAGGTCCGCTATCGCGGCCCTGATTTGACCCGCAAACGCCGAAAGCGAGACGCCGGCGCCGATGCCGGCGAGCGCGCCGGTGACCAGGCGCGCCGCGCCCTGAAGCGATCCCATTGCCGTTGCGGCCGCGCCCAAACCGGACTTCACGCGACGCCCGGCGGTTTCACCCTCGACACCGAGCGCCTTCAGCGCCGCCGACGCCTTATCTTGGATTTCAAGGAGAAGTTTTACTTGGAGGTCTGTCGCCATGATCGCCTCCGCGCCGCCATCGTTGCCTCGCGTGCCCGCCTGTCATGCTGGTCCGCCTCCACGCGCGCCCTGGTTGCAGCCAGAATCTCCACGGCCGCCACGAACGTCGCCGGTTGATCGAGCATACCACCATCGCCAGGCATTGCGCCGGACGGCAGCCAGACCGTGTGGAAGTAATTCAACGCCGCAATCTCTCCGCCGTCGGCCAAAGACAGCATCTTATTTGGGCAAACCGTCAATCGCATCAAGCCGCCGCCGCATCGAGCGCAACCGATTCCCGAACATTCCGGGCACTCGATCTCAAACAACTCGCGCGCCGGCTTATCTTCGCAACCCCAGGCGGCGCGATATTCGCGGCCTGTCCGGCAAATCTTGCAATCATGGGGGAGTTCCCGCATTGCGAGCAGCACCCCCAGAATCAGTTTTTTCGTTCGTCCGTGGAAAGCGTGTTGAGCGAAATGATCTGCCCCATCAGTTCCAAGGCGACGGTGTAATCGAGAACGTCTAGGGTCGGATCGGTTGGCCGACCACGATCATCTCGCGCGAACAAACATTCCCCCCCTTGGGCGTCGCGCAAGTTGCGCCAGCCGCGCAACCCGGCCCGCAGCACATCGCGGATGATGGTCGGGTCCTGCACCCCGTTCTCGCTTGAATAGAAATGAGCCGAGCGCCGCAGGAGGGTCATCAGTTCCCATCCGGCAATCGGGCCGAGAATAAACACCGTTGCGCCGGGATTATCACGCTCGGCGCGTAAAATGTAATCCGTCGTCTGTTTCATGTTCAAGGCAATGGGCATTAGTTGTCCTCCCTATTTGGCGATGATTTCCAACTCGTGATACGCGCCGCCGCCGTCGAATTCCGGCTCATTGAACCGCAAATCCAGTTGATCCACGGCAATGCCGTCTCGGTCCTGATCGTCAACGCCGGTAATCTGAACGCGATTGGCCTGGACCTTGACGATATTGCCAGCCGTCGCGCCCCACTGGGCGATCAGATTGCCCGTGGTCCCGGCGAACAGTTTGCTGAATGGATCGAAAGTTGCCACCAGGGCGGCCTCCGGGTCAATCGAACCCGTCACGTTTCGATCCGTAATTCGCGCCGAGACGTGCCCGGTTTCTTTGTCCGCGCACAGCCGGGCGGCCAGCGTGTTGCCGACGTCAATCTCCAGGTTGGTGAAACATTCCGGCGTCGCGGAATGCAATGTCGCCGTGACGCCCATGAACGCCGGCGGCACAACGTCAGGGAATGCGATGCCGGAAAGCAATGCGGCGTCAACCACGTCGGTCGCTGCCGTGTCGGGCACGCCCATGAATTCAAACTCAAAGAATCCAGGCTCGCCGATGCGCGCCATCATGCGGACCGTACCGCGCGCGTTGCTCAAACGATGCAATCGTCCGTCTTGGTAGAAGCCGATGTCCAAAATCGCAATGCCGTTTGAGATCGGTTTGTAGGATACTTCGGCCTGATCCGCGCTCGTATAGGTGAAAAACCAGCGGTCGCCGATGTTCCAAGCGGCGACCGGATCGCCGACGCCGGAGCCGTCCGGATCGTTGACCGTCAGATCAAAATCGGACATATCGCCGCCGAATGCCTCGTTGGTGAAACTCGTGTCCGTCACCGTGACCTCGCCATAGCTCGCTTCCGTTCCATCACCAGGATAAAACGTGGCCGCAAACGTGGCGTCTTCCGGATTCGTAATCGTCTTTGCGATCAACTGGAGAACAATGATTCCGCTCACGGAGAATGCGCCAGGATTGGCAATGGCAATCACGGGCGCGGGCGATACGCCTGTATTGCCAGGATGATTCACGGCGGCGCCGATAGCCTCGACGCCCGTATTCTGCGTTTGCCCGAATCCGCAGGCGCGGAGCAGGCGACCCCAGGGCGGAATGGACCCGGCGCTTCCCGCGCCCTTCATTTCCATCCGGAACGTCAGGCGTCCGAGCCGCTGGCCGGCAATCGAGGCAAGCGAACCGATGCTATCGCGCACCGGATTGCGCTCAAACTGGTTGACCTCGTACACGATGCGCGGTTCATAGACCAGCAGATCAGCGTTGGCGGCGGCCAGAGTGGCGGCCTCAAAGGCGGATCCCTCGGCGTTGGCTTTGACACGGGCGGCAATCTGGCGGCGGCGGGTAAGCAGTGGCATGATCGGAATCTCCCTTTTTAGCTCGCGCCTGGCAGCGCGAGCAGATTGATTTTAACGTCGAAGGCGTCGGGCCGGATGGCCATTTCCGAGTACTCCATAAATCGGAACGCGCGCGATGACCCCTCGCCTGGCGGCGTCCAAAGCGTTGAGCCGGTGAATCCGACTGCCTCAAAAACACCGCGAAGGGATTGAAGCTCGGCGGTCCGGAGCAGAGAATACAGGAGCGTCCAGACCTCGCGGGCATGGCGACGGCGAGCGCGAAATCGCCTTGAAACGGAAGTATCGCCATCGCGGATGGTTTCATCCTCAAGCCGCCGAACGAATCCATCGGCAAAGCAGAAATCATCAAGGGTTGTCGGCATCTTATTCCACGACCTCCTCGCAGAAGCCGCGCACGCGAACGGAGAATTCAAACGACCTGGCATGGTAAAGCTCACGATCAACCACAGAGGCACTCGTCAGAAGCGTGATATGATCGAAGGCGAATCCTTCGGGAACGCCGCCGATGAATTGCCGATCCGTCATGGCGCGGTTGAAGCGCTGAACGACATCGTGCCCCCATCGGCGGCGCTCGCCGGGGCCGCGACGAGAATCGTTGACGGCCAGAAACACGTAATTGGCCGTGAAGTCGATTTTTTGAACATTGCCTGCGGGTTTCGTTTCCGGCGTCGCATAGATCAACGTCGGTTCCGATAGAAATCCTGCCGGTAAAATCTCTTGGAATCTCTGAAGCAGATCATCAAGCTCAGCCACATCGAAAAACGTCCTGATATGGATGGCGCGCAACGGCCCGCCGCCGGGTTCCAACATCGTCGGCGTCAGTTTGGCCAGGATCAAGCTTTCCAATTCTTCAAGGTAGAGCATCAGAATAGCGTCCTGCCCACGTGCCCGGCCACAACCTTCTCAAGCTCGGCTGCCTGCCGGACGCCAATGCCAAGATAGGGGCGCGGCGGAATCGCCACGGCATCGCGGAGCAGAAACATCGGCTTGGGCTTGCGCCTCCGCCGTCTGTCTGCTTCAAAAATCAGAAGATTGCCGTTGCGCGAGCGCGCGATGAAGGGCCGACGTTCCGCATTTTGCGCCCACCATCGGCGCGCCCCGCCGGCGCGAGCGGCGTTTCGATTCAAGGGAATGGCCAGCATCTGCGCGGCCTTCGGCTTGATCGTTCCACCGAACTGGTGGATGCGTGCGTATTTTTTGTTGCTTCCGATGGCCACGCTGCGCGGCCCAATCTGCGGCCGTCGCCCGATGATGCTCTGAAGCAGTCCGCCCGTGCTGTAAAGTGTTTTTGCTCCCGCGCCGCCGCCGGGTCGGGCGGCCAGAGCAATCTCACCGGTCGGTTTCCACGGCGCGCCGGAGACCGGATCGCGGCGCAATCGGAAGGTTTCGGCAGTTTGAGCTTTCATTTTTTCGCCGAGCAGATTGAGCAGTGGTCGGAGATCGGCCATTGCTTTTGACGCCTTATTGAGCGCCTTCGTCAACTTCTCAAAGCCGGTGATCGCAATGGTCGCCATTTTACCACGTTCCAAACCATTCCGGAGCGGAGGCCCTCGGCAAATCCTCCGCGCTCACGTTTGCCGCAATCCGCTGCGTCTGGCCAAAAGCCGAAACCTTCAACTGATCCTCCGGCGGCATGTCTAGGCTGATTTCTCCCCTCGCCAGGCGCTTGAAATACTCCCGCGCATCCTCGACCCGATCCCGATCCACCTGACTCAGAATCTCCGGACGGTGCTGAAGCAGATTGTGAACGGCCAGCGCCCTAGCGTGCAGCTTGAGCGACGCCGGAATGCAAGCCAATGGCAAGGCGTGCCGATGCCTGATATTGTCTTCCACCTCGGCGTTGGCCGCCGCTAATGCCTCAAGAAGACGGTTATCCGTTTCGATTGGCGACCCGGCGTCGGCGTTGAGAATTTGAAATATCTTCCCGCCGAGCGCCCGGATCAGGTCTTCCGATGTCACGTAGAGATTGAGTGCCATGCCTCACGGCTCCCATCCTTCAATTCGACCATCGGACGCCCGCTGGGAAGTGCGGCGGGCGTCCGATGGCTGCCGGAGCGGAGCGGAGGAAAGGATTTTCAGATTCATTGTGGCGCGCTCCCGGCGTGAGAATCATGGATCAACGTGATTGCCCCGGACCTGGCCAACATGCCAACGGCAAAATGATGCATCATCAACTCTTTGCGCGTGGCCACGCCGCGCGGAAATCGCGCTTTCAGATAGGGCGCGTTCAATTTGAATTTGCATGAATCCCAGCATTTTTCAGCTTCGACGCGCAGGACCCAATCGGGAACATCCTCGCCGGGTTTGCGCTCGCGCGGCTGCGGGCGCGGCGGATTGGCGACAGCCGCGCCCGCGCTTTCAACCGCATCACCCGCGCTTTCAACCGCATCGAGGACATCGCCGGGAAGATCATCTAGTTCGGATTTGTCCGGTTTCTTCTTTGCCATCAGAAGGCCGCCACGGAGTTCGTGATTCGGAACGCGGGGATTTGAGCGCTCGCCGCCGCCCGCAAGGTCTGGAAGTCATAGAACCAGTGGCCTTGGACTTCATCCGCGCTGCGGGAAGGAGCGGGGAACCGCTGCATGACGATGCCCTCCTGGCTCACGCCGGGAATGCCCGTCTCCCAGACGAACTGCACGCCGAACGTGTTGCATCCGACACGCACCGGCTCGCGCCGGTAGATCAACACGTCATCGCCCCAGATGCGGGAGTACGCAGGCGTTTGGCCCTGCGCCGCCGTGTTGACGAATGCAAGATCGGCGTATTCCACGGCGTCCACGCCGAGCATGGCCGCCAGCGCGGCCGCCATCGCGTCCAAACCGCTGTAGCCCTGGGGGACCGTGGTCGGCGTCAGGCGCGAGAGGAAATCAGGATGGCCGGCAATCAGCCGAAGAACAGCCGAATCCATAGCCACCACGTTCGGTGAGGCGCCGCTTCGGACCTGCGCGGCGAGAATCTGCGTTCGGATATACCCGATGGGATCGCCATTCGTATAATCGTCGAACTTGTTGGCGGGCGTATCCGTCAGCGTGCCGCCGGTCAGGTTGGCCGCGATCAACCCTTGGGCGAGGATTTCAGCGTTGCGTCGCAAAACATCCCAAACGAAGAGAGCCTTGTCGACGGCGGGCATGGCCCCGGCATCAGCATTGGCCAATTCCTCGATGGCCTCAAAGGCGCGAAGCGCGTGATCGCGCGCGAAGTAGGTCCGCGAGGCGTCAACGTCGCTGTCAACGGTGTTCGGCTCGCCCGCCGGTCCGCGCACGTCATCGATTTTCCGCCAGGTCTGCCCCAGCGGATCAATCGTGAAAAACACGTCCGATTGTTTCATCACGGGGACGGGCGTGAAGATGCGAGGGGCCAGAAACCGGCCCGACCGGGCGCCGCGCTCGACGGCCAACTGGGTGAGCGAGGCGTCAACGTGAAGCAAACTGGGTGTCGGCATGATTCATTCCTCCTGTGGCCGATCAATGTTGCGGGACTCCGAAACATTCGCGCCGCCCGCCATTCGCGCGAATGAGAATTCATGATTTTTTCTGTAGTCGTCCGTCGGCTCATTCCAAATGACCCAGGCGACAAGCAGAACAGAAAAGGCAATCAGGGCGACGATGGTTTTCATCTTACGGCCCCCCGCCATGCCAGACCAGCTTGGCCGTTTCTTTGACAATATCATCGGTTGCCGGCAGAACCGCGCTCTCCCCGGTCAGGATAAAATCCAAGTTCTGCGTCCACGCCTTGCCAATCGGCGATGCATAGTCGCCGAGGGTCACAGTACCGCCAAAAACGCTAACGGCCTTGCCCGTGTTTTCGCCGGTTCGGAACACCTCCGATTCGATTTGCCACACGCCGCCCGGTTGTACGCCAGCCTGAAATGACGCCAGCAGACTCGGCGTCACGCCGTCCGTCAGATAGAGATTGATCGTTTTTTCTCCAGCCGTATTGCCGAACTTCCCGCCCGCGCGGAAAATAACGCTTTCACCGATGGCATTCAACGTGTTGGCCAAGAGCGTAAGGGTCGTGATTTCATCCTCGCCGCCGTCAACGTTGCCGACCGTATCAAGGTCAACGGCCAGGATTCTGAAATCAATAGATGGAGCGCCGATGCCGACAATCTTTCCATCGGCGTCGGTGCCGAGCGCCTGGAGGACAATGGGCGTTGTAATATTGCCGAGCACTTCCACGTCGCCGTTGAAAAGCGCGTCGGTATTAACCTCGAAATCGCCGCTGACGATCAGATCGCCGTTGCCCGTTGCCAACGTGCCGCCACCGGAGTTGCCAACATCGACCAAGCCGCTACCATGCACGTTAAGTGCGGTAATTGCTCCACCGGCAACGTTAAACGCAATGTTTGATCGAATGGCTGTTGTGGTTGGATCATCGTCCACGTTGAACGTGATAAGGGTAGAGAGGATGCGTTTATTAGTGAGGCCCTGTCCAATTACAGCAATGAGTCCCAGCATATCGCCGTTCTCAACCGGCAGAGGATTGGCAATTGTTCCGCGAGTTCGGCCCATCGCCAAGCCGATGCCCGCGCTCGCGCCGCTAGCCTCGCCGAACATGAACGCCGCAAAACTGTCTTGAATGCGCGTGTCGAATCCGGTGACGTAGGTTGTGCCGCCAACATCGATTGAGCCGGGAATCTTGATTTCGCCGACCGTGCTGATGATCTTCGCGTTAAAAATCACCGTATCCGTCGGCGCGTCGCCGAGCACAACATCTGCAGTCGCCGTCGTATTGCCGTTCAGCATCGCAATGCCATTGGCCGTAAAGACGCCATTGACGGTCAAATCGTCAAAGCTGAACGGAGCGCCGGCCGTTCCCGTTGAATTGACCGTGAGCGTATCACCGGCGCTATCGCCGATGGTCATATCACCCGTGAACGTCACCGGTCCGTTTTGGGTCCAGCTTCCGGCGTTGGAAATCGAATCCGTTGCCGTTAGGTTGCCCACCACCAGATTGGCCACGCTGTCGCGGAATCGGTTGAACGTCGCGCCTAGGGCGATGACCGCCGCGAGCGCGAAGGCAACGCCAAGCGCAAATCGGAAACGGGAGTGCCGGAGAACGGTCACGCCAGATTACGCTCCGCGCATTCCTTGGATGATGAGCACCCGGATCACGTCGCCGTCGGCCGTGGACGGCTCAAGGGCGCGCGCGCCGTAAAAGTTGCCGTCGGTTGCGGCCTTGATCCCCTTTCCCGCATTTCCGCCGTCGGGTTTCAAATAGTCCCCGGCGGCGATGGCCGCGCCGCTCCCGTCCACCTCAAGCCGTCCAACCCCGGACGTGAAAACCGCCACGGGCCGGCCCGTCGTCACCGTGTCGCCGACAATGCCGATGGGATTATCACCCGAATCGGCAATCGAGGCTTTCGTCGCCTCCTTGGCCGTGGTCCCGGCCAGATCCACGAACCGATACCTGGTCAACGCCTCGGCGGCTAACGCTTCGATGCAATGCCCGCTGAATTCGCTGGCTGACATGTTTCTGTCCTCCTCTGAAATGATCGTGCGGTTTCATTTAGACCGCGCGTGTTCCCGTTTGGATTTCTTTCTCGACGAGCCGATGGGCCTCGGCGTACGTCATCTTCGCGCCCTTGAGCTTTGCGGCCGTGACGATCTCGTCCGCCCTCGCGGCGCGCGCGGCGCTGTCATCGGGATCAATGGCCGGCGCGCCCGGAGGCGTGTCGGCAAACTCTTTCATCGCGCCGAGCTTGACGGCAACAGGCCGGGCCGCCAGCGTCTCCAGGAAAACGGCGTGAAGCGTTTTCTCGGCGTCGCCGAACTTGACCGGCGGTTCGGGCAGGGCGTCATAAAGCGCCTTAAGCCCATTGCGCTCGGCGGGGATCACGCGCCCGGCGCGAAGGCCGGCGGTCCAGGCTTCGGTAAACGCGGCGTCGCGTTTCTCGCGGCGGCCATCAGCTTCCATTTTCGCCAGGCGCGCCTCGACGGCCTCGCGGACGGCGCGTTCCTCGGCATATTTTTTCTCCAGGTCGGCGATGCGCGGATCGAGCGCATCCTTGGTTTTTTCCTTCTCACTCATCGTTGTTTCCTCCGTGGAAGTGGTTTCGACCGTGACGAAAGTCAGGGCATGAATATGTTCCCGGCCCGGCTCGCCGGCGGGCTGAATCAAGCCGCTCAAAATCAGGTGCTGATGCGTGTCTCCCTGGTCGCCGTAGCCGCTTTGCGAATCCCAATAGACCGGGTGGCCGGTGTAGCCATTGCGCTCCGAATCCAAAAACGCCTGGTGATAATGATCGAGCATGGAATCGCTGACAATTTGTTCGACCAAAACGCCATGCGCCGATGGATCGGGCGAGCCGGGATGCTCGGCCATTTGTAAATCGTTGAATCCGCGCGCGGCCTCGGCCCAATCCACATCGCGTCGCGTTGTCCCATCGTCGTGGAATCGAATGTCGGCCATGCCC